CCATTCCAACTAAGCACTAAATATCAACTCCTTAAACTTCTCGCTTGGCTCTGCGCTCATATCTACATTCCCAGATATACCTTTAACACTACCTTTACTTGTGAATTGATGCAAGTCATATGGGTGTGTAGGTTTTAAACTATTAGCCAATGTTCCATCATTCTGTCCGTAACTTGGTATCCAAATCGCACCAGGACGCGCTACATTCAAATTGAACTTATCGTACAAATGATTAGCAATATACAACACAATCTTGTTATCTGGCACACCTAAAGCATTGAGTTGTGACATATAAGCCTCAACTCCCGCTCTCATCTGAGTAACATCTCCACTCATCTCAATACTTTCAACATCAATTGCATAAAAAATAGGCTGTTGCTTACCTGCGACAACCTGTTGTGTTCTGTTATAAAAATCTCTAGCTTCTTGTTGAGCGTCTGATGTAGATGTAGCAGCAAAATATGCATACACCGCATACTTTCCACCAGCTGAAATACATTGTTGCAAATTCTCCATGTACTTCAAATCTTGGTGAGCAGAACCATGTTGGACTCGGATAATGCTTAAAGCAACATCATCAGCTATCACGCTAGGCCAATCAATTATACCTTGCCATTCAGACACATCAATAATTTTGCCAATGTGTTGTGGCTTAGGTATATCTGGAGTTGTTGGAGTATTGTTGTTGAGTTTATTGTCAATGTATTTCTTCAATGTTTTTTCTAATTCTCGCGTATTTCCACCATTTAATTTTGTAATAGTTTTAGTAACACTTGTACTGATTTCATTCATTTTTTGGAGAATATTAGTATTATTTCTAAGAATAGAATAAGGTAAATTATTTAATGTTAGTTGCGTTTGCTGCGTTGGATCAAATGGATACCATGTAAATCCAACTATCATTACCTCTGTAACTAATTTAACTGTCTTTACTTCTAATCTTCTAATTTCCCCTATATCAGGTTTAATATTACTCGATTCATTAGCTGTACCAGATATTAATGGTTCTAGTTGGAATTTACTTCTAACATATGCCTCCATTGCATTTTTATCATGGAATCTATCATCCGACATATCTGCTGCTGGATGTTCTCCCCATTTTGCAATAGAATCTTTATCTTCAACCATAAAATCATCAAAATACTTTTCTGTATGAGTTTCTTCTTCTGTTTCTGTGTGAGTAGTAGGACCTGTACCACCGCTTTTAATTAAATCTAACGGATTTAACCAAGTTCCATCATTAGTAAAAGATTTTCCAACCGCAACATTGAAGTCTTGACGTGTTACCCCAACATGTAAATGATCTGTATCACGATAACCTATTATATCACCTGTTTTTACAGTATCTCCCACATTAACTGTTATTTTACTAGCACTTGAAAACGCCTCTTGATAAACAACATTATATCCACCACCAGAAATAACAACATAATTACCTAATCCGCCCATATATGACTTAATTGCAACTTTCCCACCATGTACTGCATGAACTTCACTTCCTGGGTGATCTACTGAGCCAAAATCTAAACCGTCATGGAATCCATTAGGTCTAAATTCACCACCTGCATTAACACCGAATAATTGACTTCCCATAAATTTTCCTTCACCTACGTCTGGAAAAGGCCAACCCCAACTACTACCATCAGTAACTGTGATTTCTGTGGTGGTTGTAACTTCATGTTCAGTTCCTATTGCTCTAATCTTATTAATAATTCCAGTTGAATCAATATTTAACTGAACTTCACTTGTATCGTGCAGGTAGTCTAATCTTTTACCTTTATTTTGATAAAAATCTTTCTTGTTATAAATTCGTATATTTCTATTATCTGGATAAAAAATAGCATTTTCCCAAGTAGATAAAATCTTAGATATCATATCTTTACCGTTAGTATTTCCTAAATCCGTTATTTGTTGATTATCAAAATCGCCAATAACTTGATACGAAAAACCCTTGTTATTTTCATTAAGATAAAATGCTAATACATCATTAACTGTGTACGTCTTTTCGCCACCATTGACTTCATACTTCCAAAAATTAGCTAATTCATTAGATACATGTATCGCCGTTATTTGTATAATTGATACTCCTGCAGCATAATCTACTGCAAGTGTTTTAATAATATATTCTTGCCCGTCAAAAAATATGCTAGACTCTACTGTAATTATCTTAAACAAGTCTGAACCATCATCGTACACTGTAAAGGATAGTTGATAGGTATCATTTTCAGCCCACTGAATGTTAAAACTATTCCATAAGATATTATTCAAAATAAAAATCTTATCTTGATTTCTAGGTTTAAATTTAACTATTCTTTCATTCAACTACTTCCACCACCTTTAGAATGTATAGATAAATGGAAATGAAAATGTTATATCTGCTACTTTATCAAGTGTTATTTCGTTCCAACCTTTTTCTAGTTTGATATATCCAAAATCAGTTTCCATTGAATCATAATTATTATTTCTATAAGTATTAATACCGTCCAAAACTACTGTATCATTACTATTTAATGACCCTTTGAACGTCCAACTTGTTTCATTTGTCGTATTTTTAACCGTTAGTCCACCATTTACAGATTTAATTGTTATCTTCAAATCATGCTTTTGAAAATATGGATCTACTGCAATATCACTAGCGTTAAATATTCTAAAACTCGTTTGATTATTGAAATGATAGTTTAAATTTGAAACGTCAGCTAAATTCAATCCATATCCCCAACCATTAGATTGAGAAATTTGGTCTGACCTTAAATAGCTATATTTAACGCCACTAGGATTTTCAAACGCTACTGTGAATGTTGCCCAATGTGAACCGTCTTCATTAGGAGCTATCGTAAAAGGTGCTGTTCTAACATACCTTACTAGATGTTTATCAATATCAGTTCTAATTCTAAATAGCTCTTTTTGCATAAAAGCTTGCATTATATCATGTTTTGCTAACAAGTAATCTTGCCATGTTGAAAACCATAATAAAAATGTACAGCTTACCGTTGTAGGTTGGTAAGTTGTGTAATTCCACATTTCACCATCTTGCATAACGTTATTTTGATACACATTTGAAATTGATGGGTTTTCATCTAGTTTTAACAAGGTTAAGTTAGAAGTAATATCTTTTAAACTAAATTCTGGATTATTTCCATACTTAATATAAAAATTATTTTCCATAATTTATGCCTCCTAATAACCTTGATAATCAGCTAATCTTTGATCTAATGCTTGTTGCTGATACTGTTTTATTTTATCAAATCCACTCTCACGAATAGCTTTAATTTGTTGATTGTTTAATCCTAATAATTGACTGAACATAGCTAATAGTGAATCAAACTTATCATTTAATTCTTTTAGATCTCTATTATCTGATACATTTATGCGTTGTGGTTCTTGATTAGTAAATTCAGAGGTTAATTCATGCATAAGCTGCCATGCTCTAGGCCTTTTAGCTGGATCAGTTGGAATAATATACTCTGGCTTATTATTTTCAGCAACTTCAATTAATTGATTTGTATCAATTCTTCCACCATAAGCCATCATTCTATGACCTGAAGGCCCCCAACCTCTCTTTACTCCAATTGGGGGGAAATCGTTTCTCCAATTGCTATCATTTAAAACTGCCATAATTTGGTCTAAAGCAGAATGAATATTTGCATGTCCTGGAACCGCCCAACTTCTCCAAGTACCAAGTTTATATTGGAATAATCCAATTGGTAAACCTGTTCCGTCATGATCGTCATAACCACCATTTTGAGCAGGATCTACACTAGATTCAGTTGATGCTTGATAGTACAAATGCTCTATATCACGTTCACTAAGTTTTTGATGCATCAATCTAGCAGCGTGTTTAGCTATCTTGGCAAATTCAGATTTAGCCATTCTACCAGCAGGACTATTTCCATCGCCACCAGCTCCAAAATCTTCAAATAATTTCTTTACCCAGCCAACTGCTAGACTTGCTAATTTATTAGGAAAGTTAGTAATAATATCGCCAGCTAAGCCTTTAGCTGATAAATTACCAATATGTTTTTCAAAGACTTCTTTTAAAAATTCTGCTGGCTTTTTCAAAATATCTTCTGCTTCATCAACTAAATCAACAGCACTATTCCAAACACCTTTAAAGAATTTACCAATACCATTAGCATATGCTGGAATACCTAACATTGTAGTTAATTTATAAGTATCTTCACCATTTAAAACACTTGAGCCTTTAGGCAATGGAACCACCATATTACGCTGATTAGGAAAAATACCTACTTTTCCATTAGGCAGTCTAAACATTTCTCTATAATGTTCCCCTACACCATCATTAACTAGTGCTAAGCCACCTTGATGGGTTCCATTTGAGCCTTGTACATTAGGTGTACCTTTAGCATAGGATACTGTTGGAATTGCCCAACTAGCATTTATTTGTGGAGCACCAACTTTATCAAGAACCCAGTTGATACCTTTCTTTAAACCACCTAACATATCATTAACTGGTTTAATCACACCATTTACCAAATCTACAGTTTTATGTTTAACACCTTTAACTGCTGAAGCCACAATATCTTTTAATGAACCAAATTTATCTTGAAATGCTTTTACCATATCGCCAAGTCTGCCGCCAGTTTTATCATTCAACCAATCATACATATCCTTGAAGATATCTTTAGTAAACTTACGGATATTTTTAGCAGTATCGTTAATATCACCACCTAATTTATCCCAACGCCCACTGGTAAAATCTTTCCAAGTATTAGTGTATGATTGAATAGCATCATAACCTGATTTAAACTGTTTAGGATTCTCTTTAGCCATTTTTTTAGCGACATTAAGCGTTGCATTATTAAGATTATTCCATGATTTTACAATCTTATCTTTACCATTATCAGCATTTTCTCTTAGACTATTCCAACCATCGCTAAACTTCTTCTTGGTGTCTTTCCACATATTATTGGCAGATTTAGCAACATCTTTATTAAATTTATCCCAACTCTTTTGAGTGTTCTTGATACCTTTGCCAGTTGCATCTTTAATTGAATTCCAACCTTTGCTGAAGAAACCTGTAATGTTCTTCCACACTTTAGATATCTCTTTAGGTAAGTTTTTAAAGAACTTGACTATATTATTAAATGCTTTTTTAGCATTCTTTACCAAACCATCAACAAACTTCTTGAATTTATCACTATGGGTATACAAATACGTTAAAGCTAATGTAATACCTGTAATTGCCAATCCCCAAGGCCCTAGCGCTCTGGCTACACTTGCAGCTGCTGCCACAAATTGCTTTATCCACCCTGTAACTTTTACCAAAATAACCATCGAGCCTATTACTTTAACAAAAGATTTAACTGTACTTTGGTGTTTAGCTAAATACGCAATAAACTTTGCCGATTGTACTGCAACTTGTGCAATATATTTACCAACTTGTTGAATTCCTTTTTGCGTTTCTTTATCATCTAAAGCTTTATTTAATTCATTTAGTCCAGTAGCTTGAACTTTCACTAATGGTTCAGCCAGTTTTGCTTGTGTACTCTTCCAGTTTTCTTGCATTTTCTTCAATGCACCACCAGAAGTTTCACCAAATGCCTTACTGTTTTTCTTATAATTTTCTGAAGCTTTTTCTAAGATGTCGTTAAATTGGCCGCTTGTCATTTTTCCCGAATCAAGTAATGCGTCAAATGCTTCTTTGCTTTTACCAGATGCCTTTTGTAGAGCTGTAGTTAACCCAGGAGCTTGTTTTTCTAATTTTTGTAAAGAACTCCTAGTAACTTTTCCTGAAGCTTCAATTTTACCTAACCCTGTAGCAAAATTATTTGCTTGGTCTTGAGATAACTTTAATTGTAAAGATAAGCTAGCAACACCTTTACTTAAAGTGTTTGTCTTTTCCACAGATCCAGTTATTCCATAAAAGTTAGTTTGCATTTTATTTACTGCTTCTGCGGTCAAGTTCGAATTTGTCTTTAAATCAGATAACGTATTTGTTAACTGTTTTATATCATTAGCACTTGCACCTAAATTCTCCCAACGTTTCTTCATTGCTCCAGCAGTTTTTGATACTTGAATACCTGTAGAAATAATACCTTTCATTTGAGAAGTCAAAAGCGTAAATCCACTAGTAACCGCATTAGAAATAAGATTTACCCCAACTAATCCTTTAAAAGATAGGACAGATTCTTTTAATTTGCCCATTCTTCCGTTTAGTTCATTAGCTTTATTTTTCATCCTGGTAAATACACCTGGATTTAGTACTTTCATTTCTGCATTTAATTGCCCTATTGATGATTTAGCTTTTGCCATTGCTGTGGCAGTTTCATTTAGCCTAATTTGCTGTTTCATGTAAGCTTCACTTGTCATCCCTGATTTTTCAGCAATAGACTGTAGCTCTTTTTCCTGCAGTTGGTACTGCTTGCTTAAATTAGTTAGTGAGTTCTTAACCCCGCTTAACTGTACTTTTTTAGCGTCTAATGCTTTACCTTCTGCCTGCAATCTTTCAGCATAACTTTTAGATAAAGCTTGTGTATTTCGATATCCTTTTTGTAAATCAGCTAAACCAGATGTGTAATATTCCATTGATGATTTAGCTTTTTCCTGTTGAGCTTCATAGCTTGTTAATTGTCTAGTAGCCGTTTGAATATCTTTTTCTAATTTTAGCCAAGTTTCAGCTTGAGATTTATTAGTTCTATCTAGCCCTTCTTGACGACTTTTTAACTCTTCTATTTTTTGCTTTTGTACTTCAATAACATTTCCAATGCCATCAAATTTAGCTTTTAAAGCTCCTAAACTATCTCCAACCGCTTTATGTGCTGCTTCGCTTGCTTTCCATCCATTAGTTAATGCTGATATTCCAGATGTGAAACTCTTTAAACTGCTAGCCGCTTCAATTGTATCTAGGGTTATTTTAGTGGCCATTTCATTTTGTACTTTCACTGATAAATTAACCTCCTTTCCTCCAAAATAAAAAAGCCAGTTCAAAACTGACTTTTATAAATCCCCATTTTGCTCGCCGATTTCAGTCATCTTACTTCCAAAATCAACATTCTTATATTGTAAACTTAATCCAGCTACACTTTCTTTTAAAGTTTTTCCATGCCTGATGATTTCTTCGTAAGTAAAACCATCTCTAAATTCTAGTACCATTTGAAGATTATAGTAATATTTTTCTTCTTCCGGAACGCTGCTAAGCCCTCTGGTATGATAAATTTTTCTGGATTGTTCATTAAGATAAATTCTTCCGTATTTTAAATCGCTATAATCGTACATTTTACAATTTTTCAAAAAGAAACTTACAATCAAAATTTTCTGTAATTTATCGTTGAAATAAACATTACCGCACCTAAAATGCTTGTGAAAAATAAAATATCGGATATCTTTTCGCGTTACATCAGTTTTCGTCAAATTAACCACCTCATGTATGCTAAGTAACCTAATTATAACACGAAATATTATTGTCCTCTAAAACGTCTCAACATTTCTCTTGGTGAAACTTCTCTGTCTTCTTTAGCTTTAGCATTTATTACTTCAACTAATAATTGAAAATCTTCTTTATCACTAACTGATACTGGTATACCGGATTCTAATAGTAATGTTTTTTGTAAAAATAATAAATCGGCTTGTTCATCCTTATTTTTGTAATATTCATCGGATAACAGCCTTAATCTTTTTTTGGATCTTTTTCTGATATTGCTTCTGGCTTTCCTTCAATTCCTTTAACTCTCATTACTACATAATTTAGGTATTCTCCTAATTTTTCCATCGTTAAAGTACTTTCAGCAAGTTCTTTTTCTTTGTTAGATAACTTAAGGATATTTTGCAAAAAAATAAATGCATCATCAATGTAGCTTGCTTCTAAAGCATTAATTTCTAACATTTTTTCAGTTGTTTCTTTTTCTTCTAATTCATCAAAATTGATTGCCACTACTTTTTCTTGCTCAATACCTAATTTAAGCATTTTATTCATCATTTCATTAGCAAGTTTTACATTTTTGACACTTTGTTCAACAAAAATAGGTTTCTTTAATCCTAATGGCTTAGTATTAATTCTAATTGACATTTCTTTGTTCCCTTCTTTATTCGTCTCATATTAATCGTCTCTGTTGATTTTATTTTATTGTGCGGTTACTGAAGTAGGGCTAGCGCTTGTTTGTATAACTGTGGTTGTTTTGAACTTCTTAGGAATGCGTAAACTTTGTACATCAGAAAATCCGCCAAATACTTCTTTATACATTAGATTTAGGTCAAATCCGGGTTCATCGTCTGCCCAAACTTTATAAGGTTGTTGAACTCCTTTATCATCCATGAAAATATCTGCTTTTAATGGTTCTAATGCTTGGAAAGTTAATGTTGCATCAGCTCTAGTTAAGTTATTATTATCTGTTCCGTGGTTACGTCCAGTTTCAGTAACTTCACCATGAGAAAAGCCTTCATAAATTAAAGTCCCATCAACATCTTCAGAACATAACAGTAAAGCTACGTTAGGTTTGTCTCCAGAAGATAAAACGTATCCGCCTTTACCATCAGAAACATAACCTTTAATCTTGTTCAAAACATCATTATTCATATTCAATACTGTCAAAGCTACTTGTGGTTGTTGTTTTCCGTGTTGAATTAATTTAACTTGATTATTTGCATATACTGGGGTTCCTGCTTGTTCTAATCCAGTAATATTAGCTGTAATCGTACCTTCGCCTTTTCCGTCGATGATGTAGATACCATTATCGCTAAGTCCAGATTGTCCCTTTAATAAAGCGCCACTATCGTCAATAGTTGCTAGCCCAATATAACGTACACCATGTGTACTTGATTTAGCCATATTAAATACCTTCTTCCATTTCTAAATTTTTTGAAAAATAAAAAACCTTAGTCCATTGTTTAGTGTCTGGGTCTTTAATCCTATTTCTTGATGTGTCAATTTTCCAACGATTATCATTGAATAATCTAGCTACTTGTATTTCACAATTTTGAAAATCTTCTCCATCAAGTTTATAGAATATCTGTACTTCAACACCTACAAGCCAATACTTTATTTCCATATTGGCATACTGACTAGGTTCATTTAAATACTCAGTAATCAATACTGTATTTTTATTTGTATTTACTTCTACATTACTTGGAATAGAACCAGAATATAATTCATCTATCCAAGTAATATCCTTCAGTAAATTTTTAGCTATCGTGGTTGGTGTTTCCACTATTTACCACCTCGCACTATTTTGTCATATTCAGCCTTATTAGCTAGTAAAACTTCTTTTTTAGATTCATTGACAGCATTATCTACAAAATGAGTTGCCGGCATTTTAACTGTTCCGTCATTTAAAAATCTAGCAATATAAGCCTTTTTACCAAAACCAACTGTTGAGCTACCGTCTTCTTGACCGTCAACATTGGTATCTTGTGACATGACATATTCTTTTAAGTGTGTTGTTTTATAAGATTTTCCGCCATTTTTATCATATTTCAACTTAGAAACAGGTGTTACTCGACGTATATTCTTCTCTAATATATTAGCCCCAGCTTGGGTAATTTTCTTTTTTTGCTCCATATCAGGGACAAGTTTATTCAAACTTTTGCTGAAGTCTTGTAATAGATTTTCGAAAGGTATATCTGCATTATTAGACATGCTTACCAGTTCCTTTCCTTTTCCTAATAACAATGTAATCATAAGCCATATAGTTATTAGTTTCATCTGGAGAAAAAGACACAACCTCGTAAATATCATTTTTATATTTAGCTAATATTGCTTTACTAACATTGCTATTGTGCCTAATTGCTACAGTTAGCGTATCCTCAAGTCCTAAACCAGTTAGTTGGAACTGCTGAGACATGGTCCGTCTTTGAGGTGCACACCAACAAGAAAATAATGTTACTGGCTTTTCAACTGTATCTCCAGTTAAATCATTTATAACTGGTTTAACAGTCATAAACTCTATACGCTGATTAAAAGACGAATGAAGTAATTTTTTAGGCATCTAGTTCACCTTCTTCGTATAACGCTAATTTTCCACGTAATTGTGAGATTATCGCATTTAAAGTTAGATTAATAGGATAAGTCATTACATCTTGTAAAGCCACTCTGTAATCATAATAAGCACCAGCTAAAGCCAAAGTCGCTATTTTTTGAACTGCAATAACATCTTCTTGTTGCCAAAATTCATCATCGCCACCTACTGCAGTTTTAATATAAACTTCAGCAGCATTAATATATGAATTTAGTAATCTATCGTCATCATCGCCATCGATTCTAAGAGATAACTTCAGATCATCAAGTAATATTTCCTTATCCATCTAAATCACCTCTAAGCGTTGTTGGTTGCTAACTTAGCTTCTTGATCTTTAATAGTCTTGAATGAACCAGCTACCCAAGCTTCACTATCAGTTGCTACTACGTCAAAACGGTCAATTACACGTACTTTTGTTAAGTCTCGTTTAAATGCTCCATCACCAATATTAGTAGATAGTAAAGACATATTTTCACGGTCAAACAAAGTTACTGCTTGTTTTAAATCTCCATAATACAATGGATGACTTCCTGCATTATCTGGTAACCAACGATCAGCGATTTCAATTACTCTCTTACCTTTAATCATGTATACATCTGGTTGTGTAGGGTCATGTTGCAATAAGTAGCGTCCCATTGCGTCTTTAACTTTAGATAAAGTATTCAAGCCGGATGTATTAGTCATCAAGAATGATGTTGTTTTAATTGCAGGGTCAACTCCTGTATTAACTAAATCAATAACTCCATCAAAATCTGTGATGGTTGGTTTCTTAGGAACTGCACTCATTACATCAATAATTGCCTTATTGCGTGTAACTACTACTTTTTTAGCAATCCATGCAGATAACCAAGCTAAAATATTTTCTGCTGTATCTTTCAATAAAGTATTTGTAACAGTAGTAATACCTACATAACGCTTAATAGCGAACTTGATTAATGTTAATTTGGGATCATCATTATCTCCAATCTCTGCAGTTTCGTCATCCAAATTAGCTAATGGTGTAACATCAGTCCATTTTTCGTATACACGAGAACCTGTTGGCATAGAAACCGCTTCACGATTTACGTATTGTTCTAAAGAATTGAATTGACGTACTAATTGATGAATAGCAGTTTGAACATCAGACGGGATTGTTAATCCTGCCTTATCTCCGTTATCATCAACAGAAGAAGTAACCATATCCACAATTTTAGAGTTTCCATTCATCATACCAACAAAATTCTCTACAAATTTATCTTTTAGATTCTTTTCGCTATCGCTTAAAGGCTTTTTATCCTTATCTGGCATGTTATAAACTTCTTCAGCTCGTGCAGTATCTAATTGTTCTTTTAGATTATCACGACGTGTAACTTCTTTATCACGTTGAGCTTTTAAATTAGCAAATTTTTCTTCATCATAATTATCATCAATTAAAGCAGTGTTAATTTGCATGTTTAAATCTGCTACTTTTTGCCCAGATTCAATCCAAGCATTATTAAGTTCATTAATATTCATTATTTTTCCTTTTTTCCATTAAAATAGCCAGTTTCTTATCCTTTAAACTTGGATTTTCAAACTGGCTTGTTGTTTTATTTTGTTGTTTATCTGCTTTTAAAATTAAATTCATTAACTTATTAATCGCTGATTTACTAGGTATATCTTCCATAGAGTTCATAACTGGTTCGTCTTCTTCATTAACGAACATAATTTCATCAGCAAAGCCTTTATCTACTGCATCTTGAGCAGTCAACCATGTTTCGTTTGACATCATTTGCAAAAGGTCAGACTGTTTCATACCTGTTTTTAACTCATAAGCACTAGCAATCGATTTATCAATGTTATTTAAAACGCCTGCTTCATGATTTAAATCATCAGCGTTACCATCCATATTTGTCCATGCTTTATGTATCATGATTTGAGCTGTTGGTGCAATTGATACTGTATCTCCAGCCATTGCAATTACTGATGCAGCAGATGCAGCTAACCCTGTAACATTAACTTTTACATTAGATGCATTATTCTTAAGCATACTGTAAATTTCAGAAGCAACAAATACATCTCCACCATTTGAAGCAATATCAACAACAATATCATCGCCTTCAGCAACTTCTTCATTTAAAATCGCTGATACTTTTTTAGGACTTGTACAAGTCATACCAAAATAGTCATAAAACATAGCAGTATCATCATCAACTATCGCTCCTCTAATCGGTATCTTTACCATTAGCATCACCTCCTTTCGGTGGGTTCAATAATGCTGATTGTGGTTCTGGTAAATCATCAGGCAAGTATCCAGTTCCTTGTAATAGGTATCTAGCTTGATTATGTGCTAGCATTCCATCTTTAGTTAATCCTGATAACACTTGAGCGTAACTATCTTGTAGTGGATCAATTGCCGGTCTGATATTATAGTGAATTGTCGCACTTAATTTATTGTTAAGCTCTGATACGATTGATTCCATATACCTAGATAAAGCATTAGCATACATTCCTTTTATTTGGTCTAAAGATGATTGCTGGTCTCCTTGACCGTTTAAATAAGAATTAGGAATACCATATACTTTAGCGATTTGATTACCGGTCCAGTCAGCTTGTGCTAATAGTTTAGCAATATCTGATTTTATTTCTAAAGGTGAATATTCTTCTAAATCGTCAATTACAACTGGTCCATTATTTGCAGTTTGAACTTGCCTCATAAATTGTTTAGAACGTAACGCCTTTAATTTCCAATCTATAGTACCTTCATTTTTAATTTTTAAAATACCAGGTGCCATAATCGCTTGACTTAATGCTGCTCTAGTTAATTTATTAGAATCATTTTTGATATTAAGTTCGTTAGACAAGGCAGATAAAGGACTAATACCTGTCATACCACCATTTTTGGAAAGTAGTCTAAAATGTAACACGTCATTTTGTGGAACGTTCATTTTTACTCCGATTTTTGGTTCATCAAAGGTAATATTGTAAATTAACCCTGAACCGTCATCTAGTAGATATACACTAACCTGTGAAGGACGTAAATATTCCCAATGATGATCTATACCGTTAATATTTCGCCAACGGTATATAAAAGCTTCTCCACCCAACAACAATTGAGCAAATATTGCTTGCCAAAAAGCATGTTTATTTGACGTCAAAGTTGGATTATCAATTATTCCTTGATATCTAGTCATACTACTGACAATTTTTGAAGATGCTAAGTCTCCAGATAATTGAAAAATCGCTGAATATATATCTGAGTTCTTTAAAGCTTCTTTAGCACTAATATAAGTAGCACTATCTTTACCAGTCAGGGTATTGAAAACTTCTTCATCACCAAAACCAAATGGAACACTCATTGTTGACGTTTTTAAAGCATTATTAATATTAAATATTGGCATTAACTATCACCTCACTTTCGTTCAGAGATGACTTCAACTAGCCAACCTAAGACAAATAATATTAAGGATATTACAAACCAACCTAGTGTAGCGTTAATTCTAAAAGCTGTATAATCTAATACAACCATTGCTGAAATAAATAATAAAACGTCTGAAAGTTGCCATAAATAGCCTATAATTCGTCTAAAAATCATCAAAATCACCTCCTAATAATCCTGATTCATCACTCATATACCAATCTTCAACTTGCTTGGTTGTCATTAATTCAACTTGTTTTGACTTATCATTAGCTATTCCAAAATCTTCAAAATGGTACATTGCCTGATACATCGCATCAATAATTGCATCTACCACGTCAATCTTAAGGGTTGCTTTAGCTTTATCTACTTGAATACCAATTTTATCTTCATAAATCTGTGCATTCATTAATGCTTTTTCCATGATTTTATCGTCAGGACGTGTAATTGTTCCTTCAATAAAGCATTTCTGCAAAAATTTTGTAGGATCTTTTAGCTCTGATGTTCGTTGCCTGATACCTTGCAATGGATAATCAGTATTTAACTCAAGTTGCTTTATTGTAGTAGTTGCTCCCCAATCATCATAGCCAAAGAAAATAACATTAAGATCATTATCATGTATGTAGTTTAATAACCAATGATAAACCTGTTCTTCATTAATCAAACCTTGTGGATGACTAGTAATAGTACAATAACCTTGCTTAGCTAATTCACGATAATTTATACCATCTTGTTTTTCTTTAGCCTCAATTGAACCAGCGTGTTGCCAAGGAATAAATGAATGTTGCTCAACTCTCCATTTAGGCACACCATGATTGGCTGAATAAGGATATACAAATGCTATTGCAGTATTGTCAGAAAACATCGAATAGTCATAGCCAATATATACCGTCCTACCTTCAATATTGAAATTAGGCTGGATAGCTCGTTCTATATCACTTAACTTCAAAAAACTATTGGTTGCTTCTGCTAACCATAAATTTAAATTCTTATTTTGAAAGTCTGCTACATTACCAGATAACATATCTGCATCACGTTTATCTTGCAATCCTTCCATTAAAACTTGTTTTTGACTATCTAGATACAATAGAGGATTAGATTTATACCACGTTTCTGGCTTAAAAGTTTCATCTAAGCTATCTTGAGCCCAAATTAATCCTAAAAAGTTATCTGCATCGCGCTTATAGTCTTGTTCCATCGCTTGTTGTATCATTTTTTGATCTTCATGGAATGGAACGCTAGGATCTGGATAAGATGTTGATATCTGAATGAATTGATGATTAGGCACTTTAACTTGGCCTGAAATAATCTTACTAATCTTTTCTCTGCTTTTTACTTCTCCAATTTCGTCAAAAATAGCTGTTGTAAAGTGAAAACTATCATATTGTCCTGATTCATGAGAGATAGCACGTAAAACGTTATTCTTTTCTTTCATAATCATCTGATCGTTTTGAGCTTTAAAGCCAACAGTAGCAGCATAATCTTTAAACATATCTGTTTTAACGATGTGCTTCATCATTGTTTTAATATAACCAAATATCTTATTAGTCTGTTTAAAGTTAATTGATGACACTAAATAATCTTGATTAGACAATCCAAGGCTTTCTATAAAGTAGGAGTAGCACATCAGAATTGCCATTAGGTAAGTCTTACCTTGCCCACGAGCGACAGAAACCATCGCACGACTAAATCTCTTTCGCCCTTCTAAATTTCTCCAACCAAATAGCATACAGAAAATAAACTTCTGCCAATCCATTAATTCAGTTGGAGAACCTGTATCTACATTCGGACACATTGAGGCAAACAACAATAGTTTTTTAGCTTGTTTGACTGAATAACGATAAGGAAAATCCTTTGTATTCTGTCTTTGCAAATCTCTTAGGTGTCTAAAGCAAGCTAGCTTTATTAGATATCCAGTTTTGATTTCTTCATCAAGTACTTTAAAAGCATATCTAGTACCTTCATCTTGATATTTCTTTCTAATATCTGAAAAATCAATACTATGATATGTTCCTAAAACATCATGAGTCTGAGTCAAATCTACTTCCACTAACTTTCACCTCCAAAAATCTTTGCTAATTTTTCAGTTGAATCTTCTTTTTCTTTGCTATCAACCAATTGCATCAATTCAGCTCGTGCTTTAGGGGATAAGCCAAGTTGACTACCAATACTAGTTATCTGTATACTAGCGTCTTTCATCGTTGCAACAGCTGGGTTCTTACGATAACCAACAAAATCTTTACCTACTATCGAACCACTAGCATCTTGAAGCGATTTAAATATCTTAGTTTGAATACCGTTCTCTAAGACATCATCATAAGCTTGACGATAAATCTCATATTGCGAGCAGTACAATTCTACTAATGCAGTATCTATTCTTTTAACTCGCTCTGTACTTTCTAAAAAGGGCACGATTTTGCGCCAACATACCTTTGCTACCGTTCCTAAGTGCTTTGGCGGCGTACCGCTTAAACGCCCATCATTCTGCTGATAAAAGACTTTTTTAACCACTGGCTTACCTCCTTTCAATTGTGGTACCCCCCCCCCTAGGTAAAAATTTCAGAAATTGCACTTTTTTATAAGGCGTTTCCTATGTGTGCGCTCCTCCAGTAGCAAACAGTGGGCGGGGGATAAATTTAATTTTGCTTTTAATGTAATTCTATTCAATTTATTTAAAATGTATCTACGGCTATTTTAGGGACGTTTTAGCAAGTCTATTCATTTCTAAAACAATCTCACTAATATTTGTAATTTTAGGTACTTGTTTCAACCGATTATCCTTACCTGTGCCATAGTACCAACGTTCCCAATCTGTTTTGAGTCTATGACACTTTGAACATATTGTAGCAAGGTTACCAGTATCAGCTCTCAAGTCTGTGTCATATTCAATTGGTACAATATGATCTACTGTCTTAGCACTGGTAATCTTATTAATTACTTTGCAATACTGACACAAATAATAATCTCTATTCAATACCAACTGTCTCAAGTTTACCCACTGCTTACTACGATAGAAGTTATATTGTTCAGACTTATTACTGTTACGGTTACGTGTAACTGTATTGTAGCGATGCTGATATGACTTACCTCTTGACCTTGCCCACTTCTGTCTATTAGCTAGATACTCTGCTTCATAACTATAATGTTGCTTACAATAATGGTCTGGTAATTCCACCATCGCATGACAATCTTTATACCTACATCGTCTAACTCTTGGCATATCACCCACCACCTTTTAATTTGATTTTGCTAACATCTCTACTGTACTTACGCTTATGTTTTACCGGATGTTTCTTGTAATGTTTCTCTAACTCACGTAACATCCTTAGTTTTTCATAGGTTTGTACCTTTCCGAAATCTATACTATCTTTCATAAACTTTTCTCCAAAATAAAAAGCCAGCCTGGC